TTGCCACTCGCGAGACTGATCGCTTGCCGGCGTTGCGTGCGATGCACGAGCAACACGGCCTCGTCGGGCAGCGGCGCATAGGTGACCGTGAAGGGCCGAGAGGAATAGGGCCGCGTCATCGCGCCCCACGCGTAATCGCGCCACTCGCCGCGCGCAGCTGGTGCAGTTCAACCGACGTGAAGCCGGCGACGTCGCGGTAACTCGCTGTGCGCCACGCGCCATCCTCAGCCACCAGCGACATGCCGCAGTGTGCGCAGACAGAGACATTCTCGACGGTGGCGGCAGGTTCAGCGGTCACGTGACACTGCGGGCAGGTCATTGCGGCGCCAGCAGATGCGTCACGCCCTGATACGCCGCGACTCTCGCCACAGCGGCCGTCAGCGCCTGGAGTTCGCGCTCCAGCGCCTCGATGCGCTTCAGCATCTGTGCCTGCTCGTCGGTGTAGTCCCACGTGTCAGCCATGCGCTGCCTCGGTCGGAACTTCTGGAATATGTGCGTAGTGATAACCCGTCAACAGCGCCATGTTCTCATAAGCTGTCTCGACTAATGTGTCAACAGCGAGCGCAACGGGAATGCCGCCGATGTGAACGAGCGTCTTCGCAGGAATCATCACCACTTCCATACCTACCTCCCGTTGCTGCGTATCCTACACCTAAGCGGTGTATTGCTGCGACTCCCGTGCCCAGCCCGTGCTGCCCTTCCGCTGTCCAGGGACCTTCACGATCTGCGCAAACGTCAACGCCAGCGCATCGCCCTCATCCGGCGAAGGAATATCACGCGCCTTCATGTCCTTCTTCGATTCGAGCCAAATGCGCTGTTGGAGTTCCTCGCGAATACCAGGCGCGGTGAGGTCGCTCTCGAGCCGCGGACTCTTGTCGATCGCGCCGACGAGTAGCCAATCCTTCATCTGCGACCACATAAAATCCCGCATGTAACGGCACTTGCGGTCTGGACTATCCGCGCCGAAGTTCACCTCCAGCAAGTTCGTATGACCGAGCGCGCGCAACCGCGTGCCGACTGCGCCGGCGATGCCGGCTGAGTCGAGAAACAACATCGCGACTTTGTGCCCGTCGTAGGTCTGCGTCAGGACGTCCGCGAGTCGATTCGTGAGCACGGAAGGGTCGCGCGTGAGTTCGCCAGGTATCCTAATCGGCGGAATCGAGCGCGCATCCCGACCTCGTCTAAATCGTATAACGTTTGCGTCACTGCCTCCCCACGCAAGATCACAACCCGCAACCAACGGCTCGTCACCAAGGACCATAATTTGACGCTTTTGCGCGTCAAGGACTCGGCCTGAATCAATGAACTGCGCATCCTCCGCTTTCGGCGGAATGCCGCGGACACGCACGCGGAAGCGGTCGGAATCTTCACCATAATCAGCCTGCTGCTCAGCGATGAGCGCCTTATTCGGGAACCGACACGTGCGTGCATCAATAACCCAGGTTTTCCAGTGCGCACCTTTGCCGCCAAACACGATATCGTGAAACGCGCCGCGGCGCCGCGTGGGGTTGCCGAACAGAAACTGCATCGGCTCGCCGTCGGTCAAGCCGCCTTCCTGCACCTCATGGATGATGTCGGGCACGTTACTGTCTTCGTCATTCACGTAGAAGCTCGTGCTGGACACATTATGCTGACCGGCGAAGGCCTCCGAGTTGTCCGGGTCACACGTCTGCGGTGAACACTTCCACTGCTCACGAAAGCCGCGCCGATACATGATGGCCTGGTTCATCTCGAACCAGTGCGACGTAATGCCGCGCTTCATCCACGTCTGAATCGCCGCCCACGTTTTATCTTGGAGCTGCGTATTCGTGTTGGCCGTGATGACGCCTTTGGCATCACGTCGCGTGCTCATGATGAAACTCACGAGCATGCCGGTCAGCGCACCTTTCCCGATGCCGTGACCACTCGAGACCGCCGCGCGAATCGGCATTACCGGATGGATGCCATCAAAGTTCCGTGATGTGATTTCGTTGCCAAGCCAGTCGCAAAACTCACACTGCCAGATGTCCGGCTCGTCATATGCAACGAGCGGGCCCTCTTCGCCCCATTGAAACGCCCCACGCACCCAACCGAGCGGATTCGCGTAATGCTCCGCACAGAAGTCGTGGAGCTCGCCTTCAAAGTCGCGTGCGCCAGGCGTGGCGACGGACTGCGTGCTCACTCCGGTTTCCGTGCGCGCAGTTTCGCGCGATCGAGACGGGAGAGCAATTCTTCCGGCGCGCTAATCTCCACTTTGTCTTTCAGCATCCCGAGCGACCGCGCACACAGCTCCAGCGCCTGCACCTTCGGCCAGAGCCGAATCTCCACTGTTTCGTCCTGCTTGTCATCACCCGCTGTGATGTTCTCGGTCTTCACTTTCACTGAGGCAATGCATCGCTGCAATTCATCCGGCATCTCGGCAATCTCGCGCAGTGTGTATTTCTTCTTGCCGTTCCCGAACATCAGCCGCGCGGCATTCGTCATCGCGACGACGCGCAGTTCGTTCTCCACCATCGCGCGGGTCAGCTTGTTTTTGCTGCCTTTGGGACGACCAGGGCCGGGTTCGCCACGAGGCTTTAGCGTTTGCGGGTGACCAGGATTCTTCGCCATCAGCGGTTACATGAGCGGTTATAGCACAAGAATCGTGCCGTCATCGCAATCGGTCACATCGGTGGTATCATAGGTTGTACATCTCTATCTGGAGCGCGCGCGCGTGTTTTTTGATATTTAAATGGTTGAAAAGAAAGCACTCCAGACCCAGTACATAAACCAGTGATACCACCTATCTGACCGATTCAGAAGACCGCGGGGTCACTCGCCACAAGGTCCTGCGCCGCGGTCAAGCGCTCGCGTGCCGAGAGGCTCGTGGCGGCGTAAATGTTTTGCCGTCTACCACTTACGACCCAAAACCCATCCTTGGTCCACGGATTGCGTAAGGGCGTATACCCGACCGCCTTCAGACGATGCGGGATGGCTTTACGGGACTTCGGGTCCATGAGCCATTCGCTGAAGCCCTTCTCGGTCGGGGGCGCGGCGAGCATTTGCAAGGTAACGGCCGATGGGTTGCCGAGACGGTCGAGCGCATCCGCGAGGTCCGCATCTTCGGACGCGCGGCCCGCGTCCACGATGTCCTGCCACGCGGACGTATGCGTCGGGGGACGCTTGGCATCGAAGGCCGTCAAGTCATACGCCTTCAGCCACGCCACGACATGCCCAATCCCGCCTGCGGCGAACCAAGTATAGAGCGTGGGGAAATACGCGAGTGCGAAATCTTCTTTGGACGAATCGGACCACGCCACATAATGCCGGCGATCGTCCGGGTCAAGATGAATGCCGTTCTTTTGGTTCACGGTAATCAACACGCCGCAGACATTAAAGACCGCGTGTTCGCGGAGGTTTTTCTCGTCCACGCGAATCACGTCCGGTGGGGCCGCGGTATAGATTTTCGTGTGATCGTAAAAGCTGAAGCGATCGACATCGCCGAGATCCCGCGCTTCGTTGACACGCAGAATGACGGACTTGGTAAAGCCATTAAACCGACCCATGAGATGCGAGGGAGAGATTTCCGCGAAGTTCCACGGCCCCACGGCATGCTTGATGGGCTCGAGAATTGTATCCTTCCCGATGCCTTGGTTGCCGCCCATCACGAGCGCGTGATTGATTTTGTCAGACGGATGCTGGACGCGGTGGGCAAACCACGTGAACAAGTGATCGGCATCATCAGGATAGACCCGCCGCACATGCGCAATCCACGGATCTGCGAGCGCGGCATCGCCAAACAACAAGAGCGGCGGCCGATAGAGGTTGTAGCACGTGGCACCGGGATGCGGCACCCAACCGCCTTCCGACACCACCGTGTCAGGGAGAATCTTCGGCTTCCCGGGACACCACGTCATCTGCTCGACGTGCCGCATTTTGTCCAGCCAGACACTCGCCTTGAGTTCCACGGCTTGTCCATCGTCCCCGAGCACTGGCACACCGCGCGCATCGCACAAGATGCGCTTCGGCAGGCGATTATCGACACTCGTGGCAGACCAGAGTTCGCCGGTCGGAATGTAGATGTATTGGTGCGTCGGCATGTAGGCGTGCAGATCGAGGTAATCGATATCGACGTGGAGTTGTTTCGTGCGCGCGGCTTTCGCCGCCTTCGCGGCTCGCGCCGAGGTAATGATCGGCGTAGCCATTACCGCATCCGGCGTTGATACTGCCGCCACACCATTCGTGCGCCGATGAGCGCTTCTTCGCACGCGCGACAATGCCAGAGATAGTTCCTCAGCGCTGGATAGGTAAGAATCGTATGAGGAAACTGACGATCGGCAAGCGCGTCAGAAACAAAATCACGCGCAAAAGGATGGCGAGGGCGATACCGCTGAAGGAAAAAGCGGAAAGACACAAAACCTCCATTCAGGTTTTAGGCTGTCGGGCAACCATGTGGAGATGGCACATGATCCGCGTCGAGCGAAGGGCGGCCGCCCCGCCCGACAGATAAAAGCAATTTTACCGCATTGTGGAGTCGTGCTCAACCCTAACGCTATCCGCTCTGACCGAGCAACCTACAAGATGTAGCGTCGAGGTCCGACTCCTGCCGTGCCACGCACGCAATCCCGCCAGCATCGCGCACGACGTCAAGAAAGTGCCCTTGCGCTTCCGTCGTCGTATTGCGCCCGACCTTGGCTTCGATGGCGGTGAACACCGCCAGCGTGCGACCGACGTCCTCGGGACGCACGACATACGGCGTGTAGCCGATGAGGTCGGAGCCGCCTGGATTCGCCACACCGTAACGCACGAAGTGCCCGCGCGCATCCTTCAGTTGGCCACAGTTGTTGCGCCAGACGCGCATCCCGAGCTGCGAGGCCCGGATGAGCAGTCTGGAGAGGAGGGCGGTTTCGGTCATTAGATGCCCTGAGAGCGGCCCGGGTGTCCGTGCTGCGCCTTCCATCGGTGCCAGGCCCATCCGCTCTTGTGGCCCCGCTGGCGGGCGACAGCCTGCCATTCTGAGAGCGACCGCGGCGAGCTCGGTACCGGCGCCGGCATCGTGCCACAGAGCACGCGAAGCACGTCGAGATCCGCTTCCTGCAACGTGCCCGCTTCTTCGATCACCTTCCGGCTCTTGACCACGAATGGCGCCCCGCAGTAGCGACACACCTTCGCGCTGATGGGCGACACGCCGTAGCACGACGCGCAACGCTTCGCTTGCATCTCACTCTTGCTCGCGCGCTTCGTCGCGCCATCGAGCGACCACGTGTGCACATCATCGGGCAGGCCGTGCCGCTGCCAGTTGTTCACATGATCGAAGTATTTTACGTGGGTTTTTGTATCGCTCGGCCTGAGCCCTCGGCCGGTTTGTTGGAGATACACCGCTAACGATGCA